ATTCCCCACAATCCCACATGAAGATAAACAAAACTTTCATCTTTCAGTACTTCTTCAATTTCATTTTTAAAATCTGATTTTATTTTATTGACATCAAGTGGTTTATATATTTCAGTATCAACACCCTCAAACAAAACATCACATGGTCGAGTCAATCTAAGTTCTCCTACCTTTTTCTTTTCACCATTCACTTCTTGTGCTTTATCATAAACAGTATTCAAAAATGTTTTTTTAGTAAACTCCGATGGTACTAAATTCATATTCATTTTATTAGCACCTTCTATAAATTCAGGAGAAACTATATCAGTTTCAACTCCAGCAGTAATTCCTAAATTATATTTTCCTACTTGAGCAAACTCATTTGGAATTCGAATATCGATATAAACATCTGGTTGAAAATTTAAATTAGTATCTACAGTCATCACATCCAATAACTTTTTATGTCTTGGCACTTCTGAATCTAAATGATTTCTTGGAGTATTACCCCATTTAGTATCAATACATTTTATATCCAAATCATCCCTATCCATAATAGAATAAAATATAGACCTAGCATGATCTCCATAACCACTACGGGTATTGAATGGCGCTGTCATAACTACTTTATGTTTCATATTTTCTCCATACTATATCTTTTTCTCGGTTTCCAATTATCCATAGCAGTATCCATAGATGTTATAAATTCCTCACCCATAGCTTTTGCTGTCATTAGATTTTCTTCACAAAACTTAGTTCCCAATGAACCAAGTCTTTTTCTTTCTTCTCTACCCATATCATAAAACTCACGAAGAAGTGGTGCAACATCTTCTGGATTACATCTATCATCCCAAATATAAGGTGTTGGTGGTGAACCTTGCAAAGACCTATTAGATGGATAAACAGGTTTTACCCATTCACCGTGGTCTTTATATTTCCCTAAATGATTAGAGCCCAACTCAACATAATCTTCAGCAGTTAATAACTCACCATCATCATTTCTGAATCCACATTGATCCTGTAGTCCACCCGTTACATTCACGATAATCGGCGTACCAACCGTAAGAGCTTCAGCACTACCCAATCCAAATCCTTCGTTACTAGCAAGATTAATATACACATTAGCTGAATTAAATATCAAATTCATTTCTTTATCTTCAAAAGCACCACTTTTATGATGCGTAAAACATACATCATAATCTGGCATTAAATGTCTACACATCCTTGGTAAATCAGTTCCATTATCATCTATTGGTGAACAATGGTATATCAATACACACTCATCTCGTTGTTCAGGAGTTAACTCATCCATAAAGTATTTATAAGCCAACATAACATCGCCTGGTTGTTTTCTTCTAATATTTCTATTACTATATAGTACTTTAAATTTCTTATCCGACAAGTCAAATTTATCATCAAATTCTAAAAGTGATGTATTATCATCTTCTACTGTATGGAATCTTCTATCGGAAATTCCATGTGGAACATAAGTTATTTGCCAATCTTCATAATCATTACATAAGCGTTTATTTATGCCATATGTTTGTTTTGATATACCCATCAATAAATCACTACTTCTATAATACAATTCATTATATTTTGGATCTGGTAAATCATCCCATATATTATAATAGAATATAGGAATTTCCCTTCTAATTTCAGCTTCCATTTGATATAACCAAACCCAAAAACGAGGATCAGTATAATGGAGAATAGCATCAGGTTTTTCTAATTCCAAAATCTGACGTACAATATCACCATTACCATAACCATCAACAGGATATATTGTCAATTTTGCATCATCAACCCCAGATAACTTTTGCATTGATTGATCCATATTCACAATTTTACCACTTTCAGGATGTTTAATTGCCCCACCCATTTGAACCCAATCATATTTATATAAAGTGTCTGTTACAATGTCTTTGGATACTGTAGCTATACCGCTGTGCATTCTTAAATCATCAGACATTAAAAATATCTTCTTCTTAACCATCTATAACCCCATTAAAATTAATCATTCAATAATTGTTTTTTTATTTCCACTTCCGATTTTTTTTTATCTGTAAACAGTTGTTTTTCAATCCTCAAAAGTGTTTCAAGTATTTCTTTCAAAATTCTATCATCATATCTAGATCCCATTACCGTATATTTCATTAAAATTGACTACCGCTTATATACAAACCATCATAGGTTTCAAAATTCTCCTTAACAACGCTCTCCTTCAAATACATATGCATTGATCTATTTACTAATTTCTGCAAATTCATTGATGAATTGACAGTTTTTGTTTTGAAATCCCTATACAAACTTTCTATAACCTTTACGGAAGTGAGTTTAAGTTTTGAATTATCCATAATAACTCTCCATATTTATATATATAAATATATATAATTAATTAATAATTATGGTTTTTTTTCCAAATTTTTTAGCATAATTTATTGTGGACATAGAACCATTTGATTTAATTCCTCTTGGTATGAATGCCACAACATATTCTGAATGGATTGCTATCTGTTTATTACGAGCAAAGAAATTCTTTACACTATAGGGTTTTCCATAATTCCTTTCATGTAATGGACAATATAAATTATGTGATGTATGTGCTGGTGGGTATTCCTCATATTGTAATCCTAATTCTAAAGCATATTTCTTAGCATAAAAATCAGCTCCCTGCTTACAACCACCACTTACAATAATAGTATCCGTACCCCTTTCTTGTTTTAACTTAAAGATAAACTCTTTAATCTTCCTTCGGTTTTCGTATTTACGACTACCGACAATACCTACTTTTAAAGTTTCTTTCCCCACTTACAATGCTCCGTATTATAAAATTCACAGAATGTACAAGCACTTCCAGGTTTTGCTGGATAATTTCTATCAGTATTATAATCCCCATTAGTTTCAAATACCAATCCACGAAACTCTGTGAATGCATTATTAACTTTATTTAAAGTAACATTTCCATTAGCAGGTTCAAACCGTTGTAGTCTACTAATTGGAAAATCAGGATTCTTCATTATCTTTCTTTTTAATATAAGAAATTCTACTGATATTTTATCTAATGGCACATCAAACTTATCCGAATAGAATTGTTTATATAAAATCAATTGTGAAGTTTTATAAAAATTCTTTTTGTGATAATTAGTCCAACTACGTGTTGATGTCTTCAAATCAATTATTCTAATGTTATCATTTATTTTATTCTTTATAACAACATCAAGAAAACTCCTAAATTCCACACCATCTTGCAACTTTGTAAATATAGGAAGTTCAGTACCAACCAATTCATAGTTTTTTTTCATAAAGTATTTAGCTCTATGTTTTTTAAAATCCTTAATTATCGCAACACCATCTTCATAAAATTCTGATAAATCTTTTTGGTTGCAAACATCCATATTATGTTGTTCTCTAATCTTAGTGAATTCATTAACCATCTCATTTTTAAGCATCAATTCTAATGGTAAGTTTTCAGCATCTTTTATAGAATTATCATAAAATTGAGTAAGATAACTCTGTATAACCGTATGCATAGCAGAACCAAATATGGTGTGAATACTACCAGACCCTAAACTTAGTTTATCTATATAACGCAACTTCCACTTTAGATTGCATTCATTATAAGCACTAAATTGTGAATGGGATAATGATTTTAAACTCATACTATCTCATCAACCAAACCATAACCTAAACATGTTTTTGCATCCCACATCAAATCATGCTTTAGTATTTCATCAAGTTTTTTCATTGGTAGTTTAGTGTATTGTTTATAAACGTCTTTTATTGTTTTCATCATCAAATCTAGATTTTCTTTTTCATCCTCAAAATTAGAATACGTTCCCCAAAAGTTACTACTTAACTGATGAATCATCATATAAGAATTTCTACTCATAAGTCTACGAGTACCAACTACTGACAAAAATGTGGCTGCGCTGGCAGCAAATCCATCTACATGAGTATAAACTGGAACTTGTGTTCTTAATATCGTATCCATAGAAGCAATACCACTTACGATAGAACCTCCACCTGAATTGATAAACAGTTTTATTGGTGGTAGTTCTATTCCAAGACTATTAGATAAGGTTATAGCCTTACTCTCCAGCTCACTAATCTTTTTATTTAACTCAACACATGAATGTCTATTTACACCAGAATAAAAATAAATCTTATTATCCTGTACGGATATATATTTTTCGGAAGCTTCTGTAACCCCCTTTCTGGTATTCATTTCTTTCTTTTCACCCCAATGTCTTTGCATCATTTACCCCACTTACCATTCTTAACAATTGTTGCCATTATACCATAATTTGAAACATCAAGATAAGCATCTTCTAATGGTTCATCTTCTACAGCATTTTTCCTACCACTCATCAATAGAGTCTTTAATCTTTGAATTTTATCATTCATTCTAAACCACAATCCAGTTAAAGATAAATGAATTTCTTCATCAGTTATTAATTGCGTTCCAACTGAAATATTACCTGGACCATAATCATGTTGTTTCCTACAAAACAATTCGTATTGTTCTCGTTGTAATCTTTTAAATTCTTCAGTCATCTCTGGCCATTCGGCTTCCATCTGTTCAACTATAGGATGAAAACCATTGATTATTGTTTCTCGATCTTCAGCAGGATCTGTAACCATATTCTCTAACTCTCTTTCTTTAATTTTCATATAACACTTTAATATACACAATTTTTATCAACTATTCAAGCTTTTTTTATTTGTCTTTTAATTTTTTTGTTTAAATAATAAACATATATCTTTTTTGGCAACCTCTCTTTAAAAAATATATTTTTGTCACCGCTATCATAGCGCCTTTTTATCTCTCTACTATATGGTCTGTACTTTTGATTCATAGACCTACTATGCATCTCTTTACCATCTACCATCAAAACAATACCTTTAGAAGTTTCACCCCAATATTCAAAATTAGTAGCTTTATATATCACCCCATCATGACCATAATGTGTATCAGCAAAAGAAACCACAACTTCCTTATCCGTATATTGTTTTAACCACTTAAATGTTTGCCCAATAAAGTAACTCTCTGTATTCTTAGGTGTATCGTCTATACATACCAATCTTCTAAGCTCTAAACACTTTGTAGGATTAATTGGATTATATTTTGCCGCAGTAGATGGCATTGATGGGTGTGCATACATCATAGCGCCTATCATTGTTGGTAATCCAAAATTACCTTCTCTGAATAAACCAAAATGATATATAGATTGAACACCATTAACATTATGTGAATAATGATGTTTCTCTATAAACTTTGCTATAGATTTTCTCGGTATTTGTTCAACTGTAAATTCTGTAACTGACATTCATCTTATTTGTTCTAAATTAGTAAGTTGTATTAAAATAATACACAATGCTAATATTAAAGAAATAATAGTTTTCATTGTGGGTATTTCATCTAAAAAAAGCCAAGCCAATATTCCAAAAACTATAGTCCCTACCCCAAAACCAATTAATCTAAAATTCCAAAAAAAGCCAAAATGTTCAAAAGACCATTTTGTTGAATACCAAAGAGCAGGAGCAATAAAAGCACTCAACATTATAATAAACCATTGTTCTTTAAAATACTTAACATCGGGCCAAACATAATGTCCTTGTAATTGTACAAACGCTACTAAATTAGCCAAAAAACATGCAATAAGAGCATATAATAATTTACTCACCTACTAATTCTTCTTTTATATATTCTATTATATCACCTTTGGGATTCCAACCTAATATCTCATTAGCTGTACCATCTGTACATAGAGTTTCTTTCATTTCACCTGGTTCAGCATCAATATATTTAGTTGGATATTCACCACCACCCATAGGCGTTATAATTGAAAACGCCTTAGCTATTTCATTAATTGAATAATTTTTTCCAGTCCCTAACTCAAATACCCAACCAGAAAATCTCATATCCACAACACCATGCATCGCCTCCATACACTTAACCATTCCATCTACTATATCTTCAACATGAACAAAATCTCTTCTTTGTTCTCCATCACTCGTAATAGTTAATGGCTTACCTTCTCTATATTGTTTTTCAAAGACTCCAAGAACATTACAATAAGCCCCCTCAGTAGTCTGCCCTGGCCCATAAACATTATAAAATCTACAAATACAACTTGGTATATCAAATAACTCGCTATACATTTTTACTATCTCTTCGGCTTGCCACTTTGTAAATGTATATGGATTAATATATTTATCACCATGCACAGATGATGTTCCAGCATATACAACAGGTATTTGATTTCGTCTCGCATCTTCCATTATATTAACAGTAGAGTATACATTAGATTTAAATGTTTGTTCTGGATTATCAAACGATGGTTGAATACGAGACAATGCAGCTAAATGAAAAATCACAGAAGGTTTGTCTTGAAAAAACGAATAATACTTTACCTCTGATAAATCCACCTCAAAATATTGGCAACCATCTACTTCGTTTTCTTTCTTACCAGTAGAATAATTATCCAATGATACAACTTTGTGCCCATCACTTACCAATCTCTTAATTAAATTAGTGCCGATAAATCCAGCACCACCTGTCACTAAACACTTCATTTTAATCCCATTGATTTCATTTCTTTTTTAGATTTTCCATATTGCCTTAATATGGATTTCAAATCATTATTATTCAACAAATCATAATAATCTAAGGCCTGGCGGGTACTTACTTCAAAATAATCCACCAAATAGCCAATCAAATCTTTATTCACTTTCCTTTTATTTCCACTCATATATTTTAAATAAACCTTTTGCTTTGGCAAAAGATTACAATAGAAACGATACACAGCACTATGTGGCATTGTTAGAATTGTAAATTTCTGAAAATGATTGACTATTGGTAAATAATCTTCCTTCATACTTAAATACCGATTAATCATAAATGGGCTAAAAGATTTTTTATCTTCATCGGAAAATGAATTCCAATCTCTTTTACCTACAAATAGTTCATTAATCCATTTAAATAAGTTCATCTATTTCACCACCCAAAGGTAACATTTCACCACAACTCCCACAATTAAATACTTGAACGGGTGCTATGACTTCTTTCCCTGTCGGTGATAATATAGCAGAAATCTTTTTTATGACATAACCTTGAATGAAAATTTTATTCTCACATTTTACACATTGTAATGTCTCTGCGTCTTTTAAATCAAAGTTAACTTGTTGTTTTGATATCGGTTTTTGTGCTTTCATATTCATTATAATTTCCTTAACATGTTTGAAATTGTAGCAATAAAATTTATCTCTTTATCAGGTACTAAAATATCTTGATAAAGACCATTTGAAATCTCCGCTATGGCTTCAGCAATTTTATCATCAGCAAAATTTTCTACTTCATCATACATCAATCTAAATAATTCTGTAAAATCAGTAAAATTATTATTAGCCACCAACTTTCTAATTGTCCTTATATCATCACGGTTCTTCAACGATTCAATAAATAATAATTTAAATTCATTATTTAATAACCCCTGCTTATCAACTTTCAACTCACTATCAATACATTGTCTCTGTAAATCATTAATGACTTTTCGCAAATCAGGATAACCAGCAGTAACTATTAATGCTAAATCATCTAAATTGAATTTAATATTTTCTTTATCTAAAATGTTTTTTGCATGAACAGCGACTTCTTTCTTACTCGGTGGTATTATCTTATAAGTTTGACACCTACTTTGTAATGGATCAATAATCTTTTCAACATAATTACAAGTCAATATAAATCGACAATGAACAGAAAATGTTTCCATCAAATTACGAAGAGCTGGTTGAGCAGAATTAGGATTTAGATAATCAGCTTCATCCAAAATAACAATTTTATTTGGTTTAAAACCAATTGAAGAAGCAAATTGCTTTAACTTATCCCTCACCAAATCAATATTTCGTTCATCCGAAGCATTAATATAAAGATAATCACACTCAATATGATTAACAATAATTTTAGCAAGTGTTGTCTTACCACCACCAGCCTTTCCATAAAGGAGCAGATGTGGTACATTCTGCTCCTCTATAAATCTAGTAACCTTAGTTTTAAGATTTTCATTACCAACATAAGTCGATAAATCTTGTGGTCGGTATTTCTCAACCCATAATCCATGTGAACTCATACTAAGAAGTCTGTTGTGATACTAAATAGTACTTTGCAATAAAGTCATCAATCTTAAACTCTATATAAGCAAGACCTTTAGCAGATACTTTAAGAGTAGCTTTAGAACATTCTTTATTAGCATTCAAAACTTCTTTAAATAAATCAGCATTAAATATAACAGGATTTTCTAAATCTACAGCACCACTCTGTACAGCAATACTAATACGGTTGGAATTCATATCCGAATATCCAATTGTGAATTCAACCCCACCACTAACAGGAGTAATTGCAAAAGTTTCTACATCAGCCAAAGCACCCTTTCCACGAATAAAAGAAGTAATAAATTGTGAATCCAAATTTAATAGAGTACCAAACTCAGGTATCTTTTTCATTTCCGGCACATCGGGTATAACCCCTATAGCTGCTAAAACATAATCAACAGAAAGTGTTGTATCTGTAAAATTAAAATTAACCGGCTCATCATTTACTTCATTAATTTTAAAATCTATCTTATCAGATAATGTAGATAGCATTTTAAATAACAAGGTGGTGTCATATACCCCCACCTCGAACTCGGGTATTTTTTGTTTGGCTAAAGATAATTCTCCAAGCAAACTCTTATCACCCGAAATGAATCGAGTAGATAATGTTGTTCCATCAGATTCCCATTTGACAGAATTTACATTTCCGCCAAGATGATATTTCTGAATGAATGAATTTAGTGATAGTTTATTCATATAATCTCCTATGATTTATATTATTGTTAATTTACACATTTTTTTTCAATTTGTCAACTAAAAAAACCTTTCAACTGTATTTTCTTTATTTAGGGGCATATCCCAACTCAAAGCGTCATAAAACATTTTTATCTTCTTTGTCAATGCTCTATCAAACACTTTATCCCTATCTATGTATTTTGATATAAAATCCATAATCTCATCTGGATCATCATACCCCTTATATGCAATAGCATCCAAATGGAATGGATTACTTTTTAAATATACCCATTTAATTTTACTGTGGTCTCTAATTGGTTCTAAATGATTAGCTTTATAATGTTGAAGTAAATCATTATAAGAAACCGAAGCCTTTACATGAACTGGTGCGCCAGATTTCATACTTGTGAACATATTCTTCCCCTTTGATTTATTGGAATACTTCTTAATACCCTTTACACCGCTTGGTAATGATATGTCAATAATTTCAGTAGTATCTAACTTCTTCTTAAAACCCAATATAAAATCATCAATCTTATTCTTATCTATCTTATGTAGAACAGCCTTCAATATATTTGTCATAAACTTCTGAAATGCTGGTGGGAATGAACTTCTGACAATATCCAACCCCTTAACATCGAGTTTCTCACATGGAACACCACCATCATTAATAATCCATTGACCATATCGTTTTTTAGTAACCCAAAAAGCTGACTTAGCAATAACCTCTTGCTTAATATCAAATCTATGGTTGCCCTTTACATTTAAAAACTTATTTGTAAAATAATCATATGATTTGTTAATATAACATTGAACTTCATCAGCAATTTCTAAAATTTGTTCCGCCATAAACTTATCATCATTCAAATCAGCGTTAGGAAATCTTTGTTTAACCAATGGTATAGCAGAATAAAAAACTGAATCAGTATCAGTATAAATACAATAATCTTCATTTGTTTTCAAAATATTATTATAATAATGATTTGCAATCTTCTCTGTAAATTGAATTAACTTAACACCAGTGGTAGTAGTAGCTTCAGCATTCTCTAAATCATAAAATCTAAATACTGTCAAACCTAATACCCCATAGAAACTATTCAAAAGAATCTTCTGAACATATTGTCTCCTATCAAAATAGTCCCTTAATTCATCATTACCCTCCTCACCATACTTTTTAGACAAACCTCTGTATTCAACTCTTTCATCAAACCATTTTTCTAATATTGCTGGGATGATGCCTTTCTTATCCAAATGATATAAAATACCATTTGATGATATAGACACCTCATTCTTTTTAAAGAAATCCCTCAATTCACCAGTACCAAATCTACGAATAACTTTCTTTCCCTTTTTTACTGTATATGTTTTTTCACCCCCCAGCATAAACTCTTCAGCATCCCAACCCTCTAATTTACCTATCTTAGTTTCGGGTGAGATGTTTAATGTCATAATAGTTGATGGATACATAGAAGTTAAATCCAAATCAAATACCCAATCGTATCTACCTGGTATTGGATTCTTAACATAAGCACCACTAAACCCAACGCGGGAATCATCATAGTTAGAATCATATCTTTTACTTGGGGCAACCAAATCAAGACTTTTCAAATAAGTCAGCATAGCACCCTCAATATAACGAGAACTATAATAAACATCTTCATATGGTATTCTACCCATATGCGATACAGCTTTAGCTAAATCAATTAGTTTTAATTTATTTTCTAAAGCCACAATAATCTTTACATCTACTAAATTATATTCAATAAACTTTTCAATATCATTTTCTAATAATTGGTCTAATGTACCTTCATACTCAACCTTACCCATACCAACTTCTAATTGACCTATATAATCTAATCGATAACTAGACCTATTAACATATGTAAACTTCTTATACAACTCCATATAGTCCAAAGAACTAACTCCAGCTATTCTATATCTCTTTTTATTCTGATTATATACAACTTTACCAATTGGAGAAAGAGCATTAGCCATTTCCATTCCTAAAATCTGAGCCATTCTGTTATACAAATAAGGAATATCAAACTTATCACTATTCCAACCAGTAATTATAGTTGGTTTTAATTCAGTCCAATACTTCAATATAGCTTGTAACAATTCATACTCTGTTTCAAAAATTCTTACACCAAAACCTGGACCCCCCTTTATTTTATTTTTGTTCCTTAAGTCTTGGCTATAACCTAACACATAAACCTTATATTCTTTACTGACATTATCATAAAGTGCGACAGAAGTTATTTTATTCTTAGCTTCTTCTGGCATTGGAAAACCATCTGTTACTTCAACCTCAATATCAAAATATAATTCAACATGATTTTTAGATACTTCATCAGAATCAGGATACCTATCAATCAAAATCCGTGTATCCAATGGTATATCAGATTCAAAAACTTTACCAGTTTTGAAATCTTCTTCTGACCAATAACTTATTTTCTTTAACTTATCACCATAAATGGAGCGATATTGCCCACCACCATCTTTTACATAAGCATAATTCTTAAATATAAAATTTTGATAACCAGCTACATCATCCCAAAGATGAACTTCTACTTGATTATTAGCTCTTTTCTCAGACCAAATATTCTGATACATTTAGGTTATAAAATCCCCATTTCCGATACCCTAATATACAACTAAAACCCTATATAAGTCAAGGGTTTTTAGTAAAACGTGTGAAATTTAATTCTCATCTTTTGGAATAAAATCTATCTCACAAACATCATTGTTACAAAATTTATCTATTTCTGCCGCTTCGCCCTCAACACCCGCAAAACTCAAATATTTAAGTTTCTTAACTTGTTTATTATATTCTTTCTCATCAATAGCCTCATAGGGCATTTGCTTGTATGCTCCTAATGGATGTCTTGGTAATAATGATATGCCCTTTAGTCTATATTGAAAATACTTCAATACGTGTGGCAGTTCATCTGCTTCTGTTTCTGGATCAAATGTTGCTGTACAACTAACTTGGTTGTCCGCCCAATGTCTTTGTAGAAAAGCGGCTAAACTGAATTGTTCCCATATAGATAATTCACTTGCTGTTCTAATACCCTCTCCTACGTCAACCGGCACCTCTACCACCATTGTTGTATCCTCTGAACCAAAGGCTGGTTCTAATGTATAGTTAGCTCTCTTTAATGGTTCTATTAATTCTGAATGTTTTGATAATCTCATTCTCCTTATATAAAACCTTGACTCTGGATAGTGCATTCCTGGTGTAGCACCAACTAATAAACTTACAGTACCACTTGGCTTAACCGATGTAGTTTTAATTGATTTTGGTATTGCAAAGAAGTCTGAATATACTTCATCTAATCTTTGGATTTCATCATAACCACCCTCTAACCAATTTCTTAATTCTTCTAAACCTTTATTTGTAATAAATTGTGCAACTCCACTAACACTACACCCAATTCTACGATTTCTTAACATAACTCTATTGGTATCTGGCCAGTGTGTTTTTCCTAATGTTACAGTTTTTGCATACAAGTACGCATACTTTAACGTCTTTTTATAATCGTCTAAAGATTCATGGCTATTAGGAAATGTTTCTACTAAACAACATAACTCATATGATTCGAGTGATTGTTCAAGACAAGGATTACCACCAGCAACTCTATGGTCTTTATTATCTCTCCCATTTTTAAGTCTACTATAACCTCTCATATTTTCTAACCAAGCAAAACCAGGTTCACCATTATCCACAATTCGTTTACATACATCAGTATAATCCATACCAAGTTCTGCAAAGATACTATTATTACTCGTCCATCCGTATTGTTCTCTATGTGGATTAACTTTATAATTTTTTAAATCCAAATATTCATCATCAGTTGGTTCACCAAATACAATTTCAGCAGTTCTTCTGACATTACCTGCAACAACACATTTACCAATAAGATTCATTATATCAACAATTGTGGTAGTGGTTATAGGATTTTCTACATTTTTATTTAATACTTTTCTAA